AAGTGATTTGATGTTCAACAAAAATATCCGTGCGGGTGTTGAGGTTGGGGAATATGGCGAGCCGATTTCGTATTTCGTAAGAAAGAATCATCCTGGGGATTTTTTATACGGCAGGCGTTACAGCCATTCGAGTGAGAATTTTATTAAGTACCCCGCGATAAATGACCTAGGCGATCCGAATATCTTCCATCTTTATCACGTGAAGCGTTCAGGTCAAACACGCGGGGAACCTTTCTTTTCGCCTGTTTTAAATATGTTTAAAGATCGGGCGGATTATATGGAAGCGGAAATTGTCGCGGCGCGGGTCGCGGCCTGTTTTGCAATCTTCATTAAGAAAACAAATTCTTATGAAGTGAGTTTGGCAAGGTCAAAACCAGAGAACAACAAGCGGGTCGAAGAATTAAGCCCCGCGATGATTGAGTATTTAAATGAGAACGAGGAAATCCAGCCTTTTAACCCAAATCGTCCGGGCGGGACGTTTGGGATATTCATGGAAAGGATTTTGCGTGATATATCAGCAGGCTTAAATATTCCTTATGAAATTCTAGCCAAGGATTTCTCAAGATCGAATTATTCCAACACGCGTGCGGCATTACTGGAAGCACGCAGGTTCTTCATGATGCAACAACGGTTTATCGCCGAGAATCTTTGTCAGCACGTATTGGTCATGCTGTTGGAAGAAGCATATTTGAAAGGCGAATTGCCGATTTTAGATTTTTATCAGAACCGCGATGCGTATGTGCGTACCCGATGGATTGCCCCGGGATGGCAGTGGGTGGATCCAGAGAATGAAGTCAATGCATCAACGGAAGCGGTTAATAACAATCTATCGACTTTAGCGGAAGAGGCGGCCGCGCAAGGGCAGGACTGGGAAGAGAATTTAGAACAGCGGGCGCGTGAACTTAAGAAGATCAAGGATTTGGAAAAGAAATACGACGTTGATATGACAACGGATGCTGGCAAGGTTTCAGAACCGCAAAAGTCAAAGGTGAAAAATGTCAGCCAAGACAATCAAAATGTCAGCGAATAACCCGATGTGCATGGAGATGGTAAAAGACGTTTTAGTCAAGGTTATAGAAAAAGAGGACAACGATGAGCGAAATAAGAAACGCGCAAAGAAGGCTTGAAACAGCTTTTGGAATTAAAGAAGGAAAGTCCGGCATCGACCGCGCCTATGAGGATGACAAATACAAAGGCGTGATTCGAGGTTTTGCGGTCATGACGCAGGGGAATGTGAAGGACATGCGCGGATGGGAAATTGACGAGACAACTTTGTCGCAGATTGTTGAAGCAGGCAATAAAGTTCAGTTGGGTTTAAAGTCGCGCTTTGGTCATCCCAACATGAGCAGTACCGCGCTCGGTACTTTTACAGGCAGGGCAAAGAATTTTAGAAAAGACGGCGATATTGCCCGGGCTGATCTTTTTATCAGTAAGACCGCATATGAAACACCCGATGGTGATATTGCCTCATACGTTTTGGATTTAGCCGAGAAGGATCCAGATGCGTTTGGCACATCCGTTGTGCTTGGGGATTTTGACTTGGAGTACGCGGATAAAGAAAAGAAGAAAGACGGCAAAGACTTGCCGCCAAGACTTCGGGTCAATTCTTTAATGGCGGTTGATGTGGTAGATGATCCGGCGGCCAATGACGGCATGTTCAATAAGCACTTTAACGCGAGTGTTGCGCTGTCGGCAAAGGCAACGGAGTTTATGAACAAACTTCTCGATAATCCCGATGCATTGGAATACGTCGTTTCCTTTTTGGAAAGATACCGCGTTAATCGGGTTGATATAAACAATAAAACAGAAGTTCTAAAACAGGAGGGCTCTATGGAGTCAAATGTGTTAAGCGTTGATGAATTAAAAAAAGATCATCCCGACGTGGTTTCGGTTTTACAAAGCGAAGCTGTGAAGGATGAACGGTTGCGTTGTTCGACTATTGTCAAAACAGCGCATAAGGAGTTTGCCGGGATGGGCATGGATTCCATTGTTGAGGAATCTATTGATAACGGCAAGACCGTGGACGCTTCTTTAGCGGCCATGCGCGGTAAGCGTCTTGAGGACTTAAAGCAAAACGCTAATAAAGCCCCGGGCGCAGACAGCCAAGAAGTTTCCCAGAAGAAAACGCATTTGGAATTAGCCCGCGAGTATCAAAAGGAACACAAGTGCAGTCTTCAGGAAGCATTGAGCAAGACGGCGGAACCCAGAGAAAAACAATAATTCTTTTAAACATAGGAGGAGTGCAATGTCTCAAGAAAACTTAGGATCAAAAGCATTTATCGCAGGCGAGGATTTAGAAGCGTATCGTCGCGTCAAACTTTCCAGCGGCAATATTGTTTACGCCGATGCTGGAGAGGAGTTTATCGGTGTCACAGGGCATAAGGCTGTAAGCGGTGAATCGGTTACCGTGAACTTAAGGTCAGCATCACGCACTTACAAAATGGTTGCCGCAGGTGCTATCACTGCAGGCAATACCATTTACGGTGCCAATGACGGCAAAGTTCAGTCCTCGACTTCCGGTGTTGCTCAAGGCGTTACTTTGGAAGCGGCTACTGCTGATGGGGACATTATTGAATGTTTCCAAAACAGCGGTGTCGCTGGTGCCATTGACGGGGCATCGACCGCAATCGGCGATCCGGCGGTTAATGGTTCCGTTTCTGTAATCTTTGCCAAGCAAGGAATTACGGACGCGACCACATCGCCAATCATTGTGACCGCGCCGTATAAGTTCAGGATCATCGATTGGTGGATTATTGCCCGCGATACCACAGCGGCCAACGTCAAGCTGGTTAATGTCAGCACCGACGCGTCCGCTGTTAAGGCGAAGGGAACAACCAACGACGCGATTGTCCGAGGCGGAGATATCATTGCCGCTCAGAAAGATGTGGCAAGTGGTGCGGCATTGAAGGTGAATGCGAGCGCGGCCGCCGCTTTCGACATCTTTATCATGGTGATCAAAGTCGCATGAAGAGTTACTGCAATTAAACCGATACCAGTTGTTCAACAAATAGGAGGAGCCCCATGGGAGTAGATCAGTCAGGAGTCAGAGCAACACCGAGGTTGGATTTAGGCGCGGCCATTGAGGAGTATGTGCAGGATGCGGGTGATTTTATTGGAACGAGATTGTTTCCAATTTTTAAAACACCGCAGAAAGCGGCAAACTTTTCAGCGATTACCCGCGAAAGTTTAACGCAAACGCCAGACACTAAAAGGGCGCCCAACGGTAAATACAACCGTGGAAGCATTGGTGCCAAGGATGTCGGTTATAGCTGTGAGGAAAATGGCTTTGAAATGCCGCTCGATGACGGCGAACGTCGAAATTATGCGAAAGATTTCGATGCCGAATTGGCTGTTTCCAAAGCGGCCATGAACATCGTTCTTCGCGGACAGGAGTCACGCATTGCCGCTCTTGCCATGAATACTAGCATTTTTACTGGTGCCCCTTTGTTTACGGATGTTACGGGCAGTAATATCTGGAGTGATCCAACCAAGGACATCCTTAAAACAATTCGTGATGCTAAGGCGCAAATCAGAAAGAATTGCGGTCTTTTGCCAAATATGCTGGTGATGAGTTACACAAATCTTAACCTCTGTTTGAACAATGACAAAATTAAGGACGCGATCAAATATACCGCCCGCCCGACAGAGGCGGAGATTATCAACGCCTTAAAAGACTTTTTTGGTATTCCGAATGTTTTGATAGCTAACGCGATCAAAAATTCCTCGAAAGAGGGGCAAGCATTCTCGGGTTCAGACATTTGGAGTCCGACTTATGTCTTATTAGCGGTCAGTGCTCAAGATGGTCAGGATCCGACTCAGCCATCTATCGGGCGCACGTTCCTCTGGGCAAATGACAGCCCGGAGAATGTGATGGTCGAGCAATACCGTGATGAATCCATACGGTCTGATGTGTTTCGTTCTCGTCAGCATACTGATGAGATTGTTCTCGATAAGTATTTTGGTCATCTTTTAAAAGTTGTCTAAACCTTAAAGGAGATCCCGGGGGTGTTGTGCCCCCGGGGTTACGCTATGAGTTTCAAAGACAATCTTAAAAACGATGCGGTGAATATTTTTCTAACGCCTGATGAATTTGCCGAGCAGATTCAATATACGCCTAAAGGGGGAAGTCCGAAAACGATTAAGGCGGTTATTAATCGTCAAAGGTTAACACCCGGTGGGGAAGAATCCGGCCGCGTGTTGCAGAATCAGATCGAGATATTTATCGCCAATGACGCGACCTATGGGGCTGATTCAATCAATAAAGGCGGAGATGAGGTTTTATTCCCCGAAATCGTAGGCGGTATTGATGTCAATTTCGTTGTTGTGGACATTTTAGGCGAAGATCAGGGGATGTGGCATTTGCTGGTTCAAAAATAACCATGAGCGAACTAACCGTAGAAATAAACATCAAGAATTTTGAAACTGCGCTAAGGGTCTTTCCTAAAGAATTAAAAATGGAACTTGGCGATGGGATGGATCATGTCAGCAGGAAATTCTTAAAGCAGTTTTACCAGGCGCGGCTTCAAGGCGCGCCGGGTATTAAAGCGCGGCCGCATGGGATATTTACGCATTTTCGCAGGGCATCGCTTGTGTCGCAGACAATCGAAGGTATGGGCATGGTGATTTTCTCGGATTCTAAGATTTCACGTCTGCATGAAGAAGGCGGGATTGTAAAGAACCCGGGCGGGGCGAAATTGGCAGTGCCCTTGTCCGCTCGCACTGAACTTTTTACATCAGATGGCCGCCTTAAAAAACAATACCGCAAACCGCGTATGCTTAAAAATGTTATTCCGGTGAAGCTTCGCGGCAAAACATTTTTGGCAAAGATAAAACGGAAAATCAGAAGCATTTTGCCATTATTCGTTTTAAAGAATCAAATCCGTATCCGGCCGCGATTAGGATTTTATAAGACTTGGGATGATATGCAAAACGAACGGATCAACATTTTGAATAAATCAATTCAAAAGACTTTGGAGAAAGTTCGATGACCATCAGAGAACGCATATTGGCAAATATCAAGTCAACCTTGGAGTCGATCACCATTGCCAATGGTTATGTCAACACGATTGTCAGCGTCCAGAGATGGGATAAGCGCGGCAATGCATTGCGACAGGTTCCTTGTATTGTCGTCAATGCCGGACAAGAAGAAAAGCAAATGTCGCCTAATCCGTATTTTACATGCCGGTTATCCGTATATCTTGACGTATGGATTCGGCAAGATGAGGCTGATTCAACGGCAACCGATACTGTATTAAGTGGCATTTTAGGTGATATCGAAAAGGCATTGATGATTGATAACACCAGAGGCGGATTTGCGATTGATACCAATATTAAAAGCAATGTTCCTTTTGAAACGGTAGAGGGACAGCCGCATGCGGGGTTAACTATCGAGCTTGAGATTTTGTATC